AAGCCTCCACCCGGGAGCCGGCCCCTGCGGTTGTCGTCCGAGGCGTGGACGGCACCCTGATCGACCCGGCAACCGGCGAGCCCGTCGTCGCTTGGATGCTATGAGCCGCATCCGCCCCACCCACACGTGGGCCAAGGGTGCCGCCGCCTGCGCTGCGCAGCGGGCCTTCCTGTACTCCAGCGACCGGGCCCGCAGCCGCCGGGAGCAGCAGACCTACAACACCCTCCGCCGGCTGGTGTTCGGGGAGCGCGAGGAGCAGGCCCAGCAACGACTGAAGGCGCTGCGGAAGCGCAAGGCCAGTGCCTGAGCAATTCGATCACAGGAAACCTCAGCAGCACGCCAATCCGTCGTTATGGCTGACCGCAAGCTCACCGCAGCCGCTTCGGCGATCGAGCGCTACGCCCGTCAGCAGCTGCCGCAAAGCAGCAAAGCCTTCGGGGAGTTCATGTATCACGCCGAGCTGCTGCGCAAAGGGCACGTCTCCGTGCATCGCCAGGACGCAAAGCAGTTGCCTGCCAAGTATCAGCAGGTCATTCAGTCGATCTGGGCAAAGCAGGGCTGAGCGTCTGTTGTTCGCCAGGGGTCGCAATGCCTGACGGTTTCGGCCTTCCCTCGTTCCTGCGCAAAAAACACAGGTTCTGGCTGCTGGCCTACAGCCAGGACGACGAGGACACCCCCGCCCGCGCCGAGCGCATCACGATCGCCACCCGCCCTGGTGGTGACCCGATGCCCCAGCTGCTGCGGGCCGCCCATGACCTGCTGCTGGCGAATCCCGATCATCACGAGCTGCTGGCCCACCGTGGCGCCAACCCCGAGCCCGCCAGCGGCGCCCAGGTGGTGGCCCGCCTGAGCCGTGAACCCTTCAACGAATCCCTGCCCTACCCATGCTGAAGAACGACCGCTGGATCCGCGAGCAAGCCGACGCCGGCATGATCACGCCGTTTGTGCCGGAGCTGGTGCGGCGTGTTGAGAACTGGGAAGGCGACCTCTTGCGGCGCATGCCCGTCCTCTCCTACGGCTGCAGCAGCTACGGCTACGACCTGCGCCTCTCCCCCAAGGAGTTCCAGGTCTTTCGCCATGTCCCCGGCACGATCATGAACCCCAAGCGGTTCAACCCGGCCAACCTGGAGCCGGCGCCTCTGCACAGTGATGAGGACGGCGACTTCTTCATCCTTCCCGCTCACTCCTACGGCCTGGGGGTGGCCTTGGAGCACCTGGCGATCCCTGCCAACATCACCTGCCTGTTCATCGGCAAGAGCACATACGCCCGCATGGGCGTGATTGCCAACCTGACCCCCGGCGAAGCCGGCTGGCAGGGGCACCTCACCCTGGAGTTCAGCAACAGCAGCGGCGCCGACTGCCGCATCTACGCCAACGAGGGGATCGTGCAGGCCCTGTTCTTCGAGGGAGAGCCCTGCGACACCACGTACCACGATCGGTCCGGGAAGTATCAGGGCCAACCGGAGGCCGTGATCACAGCTCGGGTCTGAGTAGGCGCAGTTTCGGTCCGAATCGGTAACATGGGGGCGTTGATCATGATGCCCCTCGCCTGTGCCCGCTGGTCGCCCCTTGAAGCTGACACCGGAGATGGTGGAAGCAGCCGGCAGGATGGCGGCATCGGGGCTCACCATCACCCTGATCGCCGCCGGCCTGGGAATCAGCCGCAAGACGGCACATGGCTGGATCAAGGACGGCAAGGACGCCCCTGAGGACGATCTCAAGGCCCGATTTCGTAACACCCTTCATGAGGGGTGGTTGAACACCGGCAAAAACTATCTCCACAACCTGAAGGAGCAATCCAGTAACGGCAGCACCACGGCGGCCACCTGGTTCCTCACCCACCATCCGTTTTTCCGGGAAGACTTCTCCGACCACGCTGCAGAGCGCAGGGTGGAGCGCAAGACCGTGGCCGCCGTGATCGATGCGATCACCGCCGCAGCCCTGGACCCGGAAGATGAGCGCCGCCTGCTGCTGCAGATCCAGGCCCGGGGCCTTGGGGCGCCTGCTGCTGCGGATGACGGGGAGCAGTGAGTCATGCCTGTCCGTGCCACCGATGTGTCCTCACGCCTCGCTCTGCTGGAGCTGGAGCGTGATGCGCTGGTCAGCAAGGAGCTGCAGGGCCCCTACACCGGCAGCCTTGAGGACTACATCCGGGCTGTCTGCCCGTCGTTCCCCTGGTCGCCCCACACCCATCGCCTGGTGGCCCTGGCCCAGCGGGTGGCTGATGGTGAGATCCGCCGCCTGATGGTGGAGCTGCCGCCCCGGCACTTCAAAAGCACGATCTTTTCGATCTTCCTGCCGGGCTACTTCCTGCGGCGCTACCCCAATCGCTCGGTGGGCATCGGCTGCCACACCGCCACCCTGGCCGAGGGGTTCAGCCAGGACGCCCGCGACTACTTCACCGCTTCCGGTGGCGCCCTCTCTCCCACGTCGGGAGGCGTCAAGAAGTGGGGGACTTCCGGGATCGGGGGACTGTGGACCGCAGGGGTGGGCGGCGGCACCGGCAACCCGGGCGATCTGATCGTGGTGGACGACCCGATCAAGTCCCGAGAGATGGCCGAATCGGCCGCCTGGCGCCGGCAGGTGCATTCCTGGTGGGATTCGGTGCTGGCCACCCGGGAGGAGCCCGGCAACGCCGTGGTGATCGTGCACACCCGCTGGCACAGCAACGACCTGATTGGGTACCTGCTCACCAAGAACGAAGAGCTGGAGAAGGAGGGCCTGGAGGCGCAGTGCGAGCCGTGGCACGTGGTCTCGATGCCGATCGAGGCGGTGGCTGCCAACAACATCAAGCCATTGCCCCGCACCGTCACCAGGGAGCGCGACGATCGCCAGCCGGGCCAAGCCCTCGACCCCACCCGCTTCGATGAAAGCTGGATCGAGCGCAAGCGGGCCAATACCCCCAGCAGGGACTGGGAGGCCCTCTACCAGCAGGCACCAACAGAAGCCGGCGGCACGATCGTCAGCAAGGACTGGTTCCGGTTCTATGTCCTGCCGGGTCAGCCGCAGGAACCCGGAGACGTGGTGCTGCCGGTGGCCGGAATCCGCCGCATCGCCTCGCTCGATTCCACGTTCAAGGATTCAGCTGGCAGCGACATGGTGGGCCTCGGGATGTGGCTGCAGACCCAGGAGGGCCTCTACCGGCTGGCGCAGGTGAACCGCCGCATGGGGTTCGTGGAAACCCTGGAGACACTGCGGGGCCTGCAGAGCGCCTGGCAGTTCAACACCCTGCTGGTAGAGGACAAGGCCAACGGCCCGGCGGTGATCGACACCCTCAAGCGCGAGGCCAAGGGCTACGTGGTCCATGCCGTCAATCCCCTGGGCGGGAAGGTGGCGCGAGCCGAGGCGGCTGCCGTGACCCTGCAGCAGGGGCGGGTCTTCCTGCCGCGTCATGCGCCCTGGTTGAGCGAGTACATGGGCCAGCTGCTGGCGTTCCCCTCCGGCACGTTCGATGACTTGGTGGACGAGACGACGCAGGTGATCAACTTCGTGGCCGGCACCGGGCCGATGACCGTCCATGCCGTCACCTGGGGCCATGGCGCCAGCGATGACCTGCCGGAGCCTTCCACCTCCCTCGGCTGGTCCGAGCGGCACCTCGCCGGCCTGGCCGGCCCTGATCCTGACGGACTCTTCTGATGACCACCACGCCACCCGCGCTGCAGGCTGAGCCTGAGCAGCCCGCCCCGAAGCGTCGCCGCACCCGTTCGACCAAGGTGCGCCATTCCCCCACCGCTGCTGAGGTGCAGGACGCCAACATGGGCAGCTTCCCACCGCCGACCCCGTGGTCAGAGCGGATGGCGGTCGAGAACGTGGACCTAGTGCGGGAGCGGGCCCAGCGCATCAGTGCCCGCACCCGGATGCCCTACGACGACCTGTTCGCCGCCGGCTGGGTGGGCCTGCTCAATGCTTGCCGCCGGTACGACCCGGAGCGCCGCCAGCCCAGTGGGATCCCGTACAAGATCAGCTCCGTGGCCGTGCCCTTCATTGAGGGGGCGATGAAGCGCTTCCTGCGGGACAAAGGCTTCGCAGTGAGGTTCCCCAACTGCTGGCGGGAGCTGTCGCCCCGGGTGCGGCGCCTGAATGGGGAAGGATTGTCCAATGCCGTGATTGCTGAGCAGCTGGGGATCCCGGTCCAGGAGGTGGCCGAGATGCTGGGGGCGATGGGCCCGGTGGCTGAGCTGCAGCACGAGCTGGTGGGTGGTCCGCTGGAGGTGGCGGAGGAAGAGAGCGATGACTGCCTGCAGGACCTGCTGGAGCTGGCCGGGCGGGCCTGGAAGCGGCTGCACCCGGACGATCGGGCCTACTTCGAGGCGTACTGGGCCAACCCGCGCCGGATCACGTTCCCCACGCAGCAGATGCAGCAGTTCCGTGGTGCCGTGCGGCGCCTGGTGGGTGATCGGCGGGCGCCCGGTGGGGTGCAGCGCACGGAGCTGGGCTTTGAGGTGATGGTCAGCGGCTTTCACGTCCGTCGTGGTGGCCGGCGGGTGGCGGCAGCCCCGGCAGACCTGGAGGAGGTTGCGGCCAGGGCGGAGCAGCTGGGCCTGTTCTCCCTTCTGGCCGGGGATCTGGGCGAGCCGGAAGGGGAAAGCTGGACCAGCAGATAGGTCCGGGAGCAGGTGCTGCAGATCAGCCATCC